AAGAAATGGGTGGAGGTACTGGATTGAAATATTCTGCATCTAGTATTCTTTTCCTTTCTAAGAAGAAAGAAAAAGATGGCACTGATGTTGTAGGAAATATTATTAAGGTGAAGACACAGAAATCGAGATTCACTAAAGAAAACTCACAAATTGAAACACGATTATTCTATGACTCACGCGGACTTGACAAGTATTATGGACTATTGGAATTGGGTCAGAAATACGGAGTCTTCCAGCGCAGGGGTAATAGGATTGTTTTTGGGGAATCTTCCGTTTATCCTTCTGTTGTACTTTCTAATCCCGAAAAATATTTCACCCCCGAAATAATGCAAGCATTAGACGAAGCAGCAAAGAAAGAATTTATGTATGGTAGCGGCGATGAGTGAGAGAATTGAAACAACTATTCTACGCAACCTTCTGTGTAATGAGCAATTTTATAGAAAGGTTGTCCCCTTCGTAAAACCAGATTACTTTGATGAGCAACATGAAAAAGTAATCTACGAAGAGGTGTGGGATTTTGCAAGTAACTATGACTTGATGCCCACTTCAGAAGTGTTGATTATCAACTTACAAAATAGAAAAGACCTTAATGATGAGACCTATCAAAACGCTGTTAAGACGATTCAGTCGCTTCATGATGACTCCGTTGAATACAACTGGTTACTTGACACGACGGAGAAGTGGTGTAAAGACAGAGCAATCTATCTCGCCTTACTTGAATCGATCAAGATTGCTGATGGAGGAGAGAAGAAAGTTTCAAAGGATGCGATACCCAGCATACTCCAAGAAGCCTTGGCGGTATCTTTCGACGAGCACGTCGGTCACGACTACATCGAAAACGTCGAAGAGCGTTATGATTTCTACCATCTGGAAGAAGATAAGATGCCTTTTGACTTGGAGAAATTCAATCTAATTACAAAAGGTGGTCTTCCTAATAAGACTCTCAATGTAGCATTGGCAGGCACAGGTGTAGGTAAGTCTCTATTCATGTGTCACTGTGCTGCTCAGGCATTACAGCAAGGAAAGAATGTCCTCTACATTACATGTGAGATGTCTGAGGAAAAGATTGCTGAGCGTGTTGACGCCAATCTTCTTAATGTAAATATCAGAGATATTGCATCACTTCCCGAAACTATTTTCACATCTCGTATCAAAGACATCGGACGCAAGACGATGGGTAGGTTTATAATCAAAGAATACCCTACTGCATCTGCACACGTTGGACACTTTAAGTCTCTTCTTAATGAGTTGTCATTGAAGAAGACTTTTAAACCAGATATCATTTTTATTGACTATCTAAATATCTGTGCCTCTGCAAGATACAAAGGAGCTATTGTAAACTCCTATACATATGTCAAAGCAATCGCTGAAGAACTACGAGGGTTGGCAGTGGAATTCAATCTTCCAATCGTTTCTGCTACCCAGACTACTAGGTCTGGGTATGGTAATTCTGATGTCGATCTCACTGATACCAGTGAGTCCTTTGGCTTGCCAGCTACTGCTGACCTTATGTTTGCTCTCATCTCTACAGAGGATTTGGAAAAGGATGGTCACATTCTTGTAAAGCAATTGAAAAACAGATACAACGATTTAAATTATCATAAGAAATTTCTCGTTGGTGTTGACAGGTCAAAAATGAAGTTGTATAATGTCGATGTCCCAGATTCTTCAATCACGATCGCTGATGAGGAATACGAATATGAGGAGCAACCTCAAACCAAAAACAAATTTACTAAGTTTACTGAATTTATTGTATGACCAAGACTATGAAACGTAATATTGATTTCTCTAAGTATGAAGAGTTTGTAGATGCTGTCACATCCGATAGTTCTAAAGATTTTGTCAGTCTTGCTGACCGTCTGGGTGACCTTGACCGCCAGGGTGCCAATATTGAACGTCTTACCACTGCTGGCGTTGGGCTTGCTGCTGAGTCTGGTGAGTTCCTTGAGATCATTAAGAAGATGGTGTTTCAAGGTAAACCTTGGAATGACGACAATAGAGAGCATCTTATTATTGAGTTGGGTGACGTTATGTGGTATGTGGCACAAGCTTGTATGGCTTTGGACATATCTTTTGATGACGTTATCGTAAGGAACGTAGAGAAACTAGAGAAGAGATATCCTAAAGGAACTTTTGACCCTTACTTCTCTGAAAATCGTGCCTCTGATGATAGATAATATATAGTTAGCACCTACAAAATATACTGATGCAAGTAACTATTAAAGCACCAGACGGTACAGAATCTACTTTTGATTGTGCTCCAGACCAATATATTCTAGACGCTGCTGATGAGGCAGGTTTAGATATGCCATATTCATGTCGTGCTGGTGCTTGTAGTACCTGTGCTGGTAAAATTGAAAGTGGTACAGTAGACCAAGAAGAGCAATCGTTTATAGATGATGACCAATTGGAAGCAGGATTTCTTCTAATGTGTGTTTCATATCCCACCAGTGATGTAGTAATCTACTCAGAAAAAGAAGAGGAACTTTACTAATGGAAATTCTAATGATCGCTCTTATCGCTGGAACACTGTTCGGTGCCTACAAACTTACCCCTAAAAAATGATGCAAACACTCTGGATTCACACGGTAGCTTTTTTCCAAGTGGTGGTAATGAATTGTATTCAACCAGTTAATTGGCAATATTGCTATCGTGTTGACCAGTGGTTATTGCCAGAAGTAATAGAAGGATACCAGATATGGTCTGGAGAAAAACATCCATATCAATCAGAAAAAGACTATCTTAAAGACCTTCCCTAAATACTTTGCGGGAGGTTTTTTATATGGCTTGGGTAAGTTTATCACCACTAAGATTCGTCCAATCTTTTAAGACGAAAAAGAATAAAGAAACTGCATCTGCTGTGATGAAAGCTGCTGGGGTTGAGCAACTTGATTTAACGAAATTTAAAATCGATGATAGTTTTATGAATGGTGAATTTATTGCCATGCCAAATTTTAATGCTAGAAGAAGTGGATTAAGTAATATAGTTATTAAAACTGGGGCTGCCACAGTAAATAAAATTATTAACGCATATAAAAATAAACCCAACATTGGCAACTATAAAAATGGACAGGAAGTAGAAATTAAGTTTGCACAAAACTATAACTTCCAAGGAGGTAAACTTCCACAAGTAGTTAAATTTGTGCAGACATCAAAACTCAATGTAAATGCTGCTGGAGTGAAAGTCAGCGCAGCTGCTATGACAGCAATGTCTGAGTTGGGAGTTTTATGGGTAATGCGTCAAGCAATACAAAGAAATAAAAATTTTAATAGTGCTGACGATATTAAAGAAGATAAAGAGACTTGGAAAGAGTTGGTAGATATTTGGACTCTGATTGGGAAGATGCCAGACGGACCAGATGACTCATGGTTAGATACTTTCTATCAATCTAATCGAGCATTCCTGCGAGTGATTTCTAGTCCATCATTTACAGAATTTAATAGAGGGAAGTATCACGCTAACAATACAACGTATACCATACCAGGGTCGGATTCCAGTGATTCTTTTATGGAATACATAAGCGATTTTATTAATAAAAATTATGGCATATCAAAAAAAGATAATTGGAATCCAGCTGATATTTGGTTGATTAAAAACAAAGATAAGTGGAAGAGACAGATTGAAGCATCATGTAAATATGATGGACCTAAGAGTAGTGCAAGTGCCATGGTAAATCTTGAGCAGTTGAATAGTATTCTGAGGAATGCATACAACAGTCATGAAATCATAGGAGTGTCTTTAAAGAAGATTACTAAAGGACAGGAAATGATTTATGTGGCAGTTAACACAACAGAGAAATTTATTTCTGATAGAAGTGACACAGAATTTAAAAAACAATATGCATTCTCTGGAGCACACTCATATTTTGATGAGGCAAAAGATGGTCCTATTACACAGGACACAGTTATCTGGTGCGCTAATGATAAGGTAAGTTTTCAGGTGAAGGCGAATAGTAGCTCTGATAAAAGTGGGTCTGGACTTAAATATGAAGGCACCGAAAGACCACGCACTGGGGCAAGATTAGGTAAAGCAACAGTCAGTTTAGTTGTTGATTTGATGAGTAGTTATGGATTGAATTTTGATACAAATAAAACTTCTTATCCTTTCTCTCCAGAAGAGTTTGATTCTAAGAAAGACGACTATGTGAAGAAATTAAAATTCCTTGATAGCAAGGGTGTGACACTTTACAAAACGACCAGATTGACTCCAGAGCAGGCGGCTGATAGACTAGAGTATACGTTACAGGTCCAACCGTGGGTGGGGAATTCAAAGTGTCAGCAAATTACATGGTTGGATAAAATCATGCATTTGAGTCCTGATGATTTAAATAATTTTTTAGCAGACATGTTATTCCTTTCTAAGAAGGAAGGCAAAGGATACGGACCTTTCGGAAAGATATACTGATGTCTAAGAATACACACCTAGAACACTTAGAAGATAGTATCTTGTTTGATGGCAAGCAGGGTGCAGTGGATGCATTTAAGTTTTTAGATTTGCTTGCCACTTCTTTTTCTGGTAAACCTACTAAGAATTTTAAGGTAACCACCAAGTGGGATGGTGCTCCTGCTATTTTCTGTGGTAAGTATCCTGGCACAGGTGAGTTTTTTGTTGGCACAAAATCTGTCTTCAACAAAGATGCGAAGATTAACTTTGCTCCAGAAGACGTTGATATGAATCATGGTCACGCTCCTGGACTAGTTGCCAAGTTGAAAGATGCTCTGAAGTATTTTCCTAAACTTGGTATCAATGGTGTAGCACAGGGTGACTTGTTATTTACAGATGATAAGAAGTTTGAAACGATTGATGGTAAAAGATGCATCACTTTCAAACCCAATACAATTACATACTGCATTCCTGAGGACAGTGACTTATATGAGAAAGCGAAGAATGCTAAGATTGGTGTAGTATTTCACACCACTTATAGAGGTTCATCTATTGAAACTTTATCTGCTACCTTTGGATATGATGTCAAGAAATTGAGAAGCAGTCGCGATATCCTTGTGTTGTCTGCTGAGATTGATGAGTTAGGTAAGGATGTCCTACTGACAGATGCAGAGAAAGTGAAACTAATGAGGATGAAGACTGCCAGTGCAGCTTTAGTTAGAGTAACTGGTGGATTCCTTGATGAGGTTGCTGCACAGATTGAGGCAAACGACCAGTTAACTGTTGGTCCCAGATTAAAAATATATTTCAATACCTATGTTAGACAGGGACGCAAGGTTACCAATACCAAGCAGTTTGTCAATAACTTTAAGGAATACTTTGAGGGTGAAGTGCAGAAAGCAGTTGCCAAGGTAAAGACACCTAAGGCAAAGGCAACTAAACTTGCAAAACTATATGCGGGTCTGGATTTTATCGAAGCAAATGAAGCGCAGATGATTAAGGCAGTTGGACTATATACAACGTTGCAGAATGCTAAAACATTCTTTGTCCGTAAACTGGAGAGGGGTGAGAAGATTGGCACTTATCTACAAACAGAAAACGGTTATGAGATAACAGCACCAGAAGGATTTGTTGCTATCAGTGAGGAAAGGAATGCAATCAAGTTAGTAGACAGATTGTCATTCAGTGTTGCAAACTTTAACGTATCCAAAGACTGGGTGGCAGGAGATAAATGAGAGTAGTAGTAGCGTGGGGTAGATTTAATCCTCCAACAATTGGACATCAAAAACTCATTGAGGCAGTTGCTAAGATTGCTAAAGGAGATGACTACTTCATCTATCCTACTCATACTAACAAGAAACCAAAAGACCCTCTTCCATCTGATAAGAAGGTGGAGTATATGAAGAAGATGTTTCCTACTCATGCAGCACATATTATTTACAATAAAGATATCAATACTATCATCAAACTATTGCAGGAATATCAGGGGACTTATACTGATTTGACACTGGTTGCTGGGTCGGATAGAATTCCTAGTTATAAAGAAATATTAGATAAATATAATGGTGTGGAATTTACATATAGGTCAGCGGAATGTGTGTCTGCTGGAGAAAGAGATCCAGACGCAGATGGTGCCCCTGGTATGTCCGCAAGTAAGATGAGAGATGCAGCAGAGAAACTTGATACAGAGACCTTTAAGAAGGGTATCTCTGATAAATTAACAGTTAATGAAAAAATGCAATTACTACAAGAAGTAAGAAATGGTATGGGTTTAAAATGAAATCATTCAAAGAAGTCTTTGATCAATCTCAACAAAAATCTTATCGTCTCGGTGAAGTATTCTCTGAAGGTGATTGGGTAAAAAATGTTGACGGTCAGCTGGGCAAGATTCATCGACGTGGTATTAATTATGTTATTGCTGTCACCGAAGAAGGTGATATGTTTCGTGCTTGGGTAAAAGATGTTACCGAGCACAAAGGATATGAGGATGAAAATCCAACCACAGCAAAAGATACAGTTAAGACATTTATAAATAAAAGTAAACGGAAGTCGAATAAATGAAACCTTACGATACGGTTAATGATGATTTCTCCAAATTTATTATGGAGAGAGCAGTACTAGGTATGACGGGTGCAACCTCATACGGTCAACTAGAAGAGAAAGAGGGATGTAATCATAGTGGTGCTGGCACTTGCTGCCCTGTCCACGGTGACGCTGACTGCAATTCCTCTAAGCAAAATCGTAAGGAAGAAGCAGAAGTATACTGGTCAAGTAAAGCATTAGATCAGTTAGAAGAAGCACAATCAAAGACTCTCAACGTAGAGGGACTCAAGGGTGGTCAGCATAAGATTGATGCTAACAAGAATGGCAAGATTGCCGCTCATGACTTCGCGATGCTTCGCGGTAGAAAAGGCAAGAAGTCAATGAAAGAAATGTGGCAACTCGCTGCAGAAGCAAAAGCAAAGATTGAAATCATGCCTGAGATTGATGACCGAGACCCAGGTAATGTTAAGAAAAAAAATGAAAAGAAAGTAAAAGAAGAATCTTCTTGTGGTAGCAGTAAGAAAGCGAAAAAGTATTGATGGAATAAATAGATTATAATCTATATGATAAAAAATCATGCTATCCTTTCTACTTCCACTAGCATCCAAAATTATTTCTGATGCTGTTGCTAAAATTCCAGAAAATGAAGAACTGGGCGAGAAACTTGTTGAGATCTGTCTTGCTATTCTTGCTAAAGCAGTTAAGTTAACTAAGACTGACATGGACGATCAACTTCTAGAAGTTGT